ATTACAGAGGAAAAGAATTAAAATCTGTAACGATTGTGATTCTAAATCAGAAGGAACTTATGGAGCAATTTGTAATTATTGCAGATGTGTTATAAATGCTAAGACATTATTTAAACAACAAAAATGTCCTTTAGGAAAATGGTAAATGAATCAACCTAATCCATTTGTAGATTTTATTAAAACTTACAAAGATGAACCTACTTTATTTTGTGAAAACATTTTAGGTATTAATCCAGATAAATGGCAGTCTGAGTTAATGAAAGCTATTGTTTCTGGTGAAAGAAAAATATCTGTTCGTTCTGCTCACGGTGTTGGTAAATCTTCTGTTGCAAGTTGGATATTAATACATACTTTACTTACACACCTTGACTGTAAACTTATAGTAACTGCTCCAACAAGTGGTCAGTTGTTTGATGCTTTGTTTGCCGAGTTAAAGAAATGGATTGGCGAAATGCCACAAGCATTACAAGATTTAGTTGATGTTAAAAGTGATAGAGTAGTTTTAAAATCAAGAAGTGCTGAAGCGTTTATATCAGCTAGAACCTCAAGAAAAGAACAGCCTGAAGCGTTAGCTGGTGTTCATAGTCAAGGTAAAGTTATTTTACTTTGTGATGAAGCATCAGGTATTCCTGAAGAAGTCTTTGAATCGGCCGCTGGTTCTATGTCAGGACATAATGTTCATACTATTTTATTAGGTAACCCGACAAGAAATTCTGGTTTATTTTATGATACGCATAACAAATTAAAAGGTGCATGGAAAACTTTTCACATATCTGCTTTTGATAGCGATAGAGTATCAGAAGATTTTGTTGAAGAAATGGCTATGAGATATGGTGAAGAAAGTTCAGCATATAAAGTTAGAGTATTAGGTGAATTTGCAGAAGAAACTGACGATACTATTATACCTTTAGAGTTAGTCGATTCAGCTATACAAAGAGAAATACCTTCTGACCATGGTGTATCTGATACAATATGGGCTTTAGATGTAGCAAGACATGGTGCAGATAGTTCAGTTCTTGTTAAAAAACAAGGCAACATTATAACTGAAATCAAAACATGGAAGCGATTAGATTTAATGGAGTTAAGTGGTAGAGTTCAAGCTGAGTTTGATACTACAGAACCAGAAAATAGGCCTATGGAAGTTTATATAGATGTTATAGGAATGGGTTATGGTGTTCTGGATAGTCTTAATGCTATAGGAAGATTAAACGCTGTTGGAATTAATGTGGCAGAAAGTCCTAGCCAAAAAGAAACATACATGAATTTAAGAAGTGAATTATGGTTTAAGTTTAGGTCATTTTTAGAAGCTAAAATGTGCAAGTTACCACCTAATGAATACATGATTGCTGACTTAGTTGGTGTAAAATATAAATTTACTGCTGGTGGTAAGATACAAGTTGAATCGAAAGACCAGATAAAGAAAAGAATTGGTCGTTCACCAGATGTTGCTGATGCTTTAGTTCTTTTAATGGCAGGTGATGCTATTGCTTCTCGTTCAGGTTCTTATGCAAGAGATTGGAAACAACCTCTAGTAAGAGATATTAAGGGTGTTGTTTAACTATTTCTTGGTTTAAAATAATCACTAGATGTAGAAAAAGCGTTTTTATTTTCCCTAGCCAAGCAGTTATTCTTTCATCTTTCCTTCCCACCCTCGTAAGACTTGGCTAGGTTTTCTTACCCATAAAAAAAACAAGAGCAGTAATTAAACCGCCCTTGTTCGTCAACATTTAAAGGTTGTAAACATTATGAATTTACAATTAGAATTTACTTTTTTATGGCGTAAGTGTCAACTAAATTTGTAAGTATATTTTTAAGTATATTTACAAAAATAATTAACGATTGAGAAGCTGGAACATTTTTTATCATACTAACTAAAAATGTTTCAGAAGTGTAAGCCATAAAAAATAACTCTTGCTCATCACCCATTTCGCTATATTTATTCCCCAACTTATCCAAATCTTTTTCAATTTCTTTTTGTAGTTCTTTTTGCTTCATTACATTACCTCTTGATTAATTGCTAAACTTTTTTCATACTCTGCTGAGTCAGTTAATATCTTGCTTACTGTTTGATGCGTTATACTTGCTTTTTCATACATAGAAAAAGATGCTGTAACTGTTTCAGCTATACCTCTTAAAGAGTTACCATCACTAGCTAATTTTTTAATTAAAGATACAGCATCATCTAACCATATATACTTAATAAAATCAGCGTCTTTGCCAGAGCCTTCTTTTCTATAACCATAAGGTACTTTACCACCCATACCATTTTTTACAGAAGGGAATTCGTGATAGGCAAATTGCCTTTTTCTTTTTGTGCCTGTTCTACAGTTTTCTTTAACTCGTCTAGCATATTCTTTGGCAAAAACGGCGTGTAGTGATGCTTCAAGACCAACTTTGCTTTTAGCTATATTACCTGTGTTTGGTACTATTACATTAATGCCTTTTACTTTGCAGTCGTAAATAAAGTTTTCAAAAATTCTATTATCTCTAGCAAGTCTATCAATGTTAGATGCAAATATATAATCCTCTGCTTTTAATTCTAATAATTGTTTGCCGTACTTTCTATCTTTAAAATCTAATAGACCTGATATACCTGAATCATCAATAACTTCAGTTTGAATATTATGTTTAATATCTCCTGATTCTTTTAGTTTGTTTATCTCAAGAGTGTTTACTTCTTTCTGATTATTTGCTGATTGATTATCTATCTGTGTTTCTGATGATAGCCTTATATAACTAATTATTCTCATTGTTATCTCCTTCTACTTCTACTTCTGTTTCTAATTCTAACTTATCTAACTCTTTGCTTTCTAAGTCATCATCTTTTTTTAATCTAACTAAATCAACTTTAAAATTATTAACACCAGTCGGCATTAAATAATTATCTTTTAAAATTAATCTTGCGTTTCTAAATTTATCATAATTTACATGGTGATGCCAACGACCATACTTAAATGAATTTACAGCCACATCAGGGTGCATATCAACTAACATTTGACTTTTGTTTTTAGTTCCTTCGCCGTCATAAAATTCTTGACTGTTACCACCTCTAAGTGTCTGCGTTCCTAACTTACCTTGTAAAAAGAAATTAAACTGAACGGTACACCAGCCATCTTTTAACATTCGTAAAGATAAATCTGTATCTTCGTTATATCTTCCTCGCCAACGATAGCCTGTGTCATTTCTTATTAATAAACAACTATATATTCTTGTGTTTAATTTATAAGCTGGTCGTTTTTGCCCTCTAGGGACAAAGAAAGTGTATTGTAAACCAGCTTGTGCTAAGTTCTTGTATCTTAAAACAAATTCCTCACAAGCGTAAAACATATTCCCACTTGTGCAAATAACTTTCTTACTGTTATCTAATCTTTTAAAATTTTCTATGTTGTCGTCCATGACCCAATGCCAATCATGTCCATTATTCATGCTATGGTCCCATACAAAATTTCTAGCGGCTCCTGGGCCAACTCTTGGGTCATCATCTTCCCAAAATACATCATAATCATCTTGATAACCTTTAGGTAATATTAATATATTATCTTTATCTATGTATTCATTTTGTGCATATAAATCATATTCAAATTCCTCTACAACAATATAAAAAGGTACGCCCATTTTATATAATGCTTTGCTTGTAGGATTGGTTTTATATCTACCTTTACTAACTATATAAATAGGGAATCTAGGGTTAATTGTTTTATCTCTATTAACATACCTATACTTACTTGCTTTTTCGTTAAGAGGGTACCATGCCCTTTTTGTTTCAATGCTTTGCTCACCTATAAATACTGTTTCATTGTTATAAAGTTTTTCTTGAACAGTATCTTTAAACTCTAAAAAATCATCTTTATTTCTAAACTTAAAGATTGCTGTAATCTCAGGTTCTTTTTCTTGTTCACTATGAAAATGAGGCATACCTTGCCAATGCCTAACCCAATGGTCTTCTTGCTCTATGTCCTCAAATAATGGTTGTTGATATGTTTCCTCAGTCATTTTTTTTGTACCACTTCCTAATATCTTCATCAAAAATAACATCTTTAGCCCTTATTGGCCTGTGTGATACCTTTTTGCCTTTACTATTTCTTGTCTTACCAGGTATTAATCTTTTACTCATTATTCTCTCCTTCAAAGTCTTCCTTGTTTAATAATTCGTAATTTTTTGTACCGCTTATAAGTATGTAATGACCATGTTTAGGGTCAGCGTTTATTAAATCTTCCCACACTATATCTTCGGCTTGTTCTAACGAGTCAGCATCAACTATTTTTTCAATGCTGGTTGTTATAATTAATTTAATATTATATTCAGTCATTTAAGTTAATACATTCCACTTGGTCATGCCTTTCAAATGGCTTTGGTGCTATTGCATTTAAAAACAATAACACCATGACCACGAACAGTAGTTTTAATTTAAGCATTTACTTGACCGTTTGCTTTAGTTCTTCGGCTCTTTCTTTTGAGATATTGCCTTTAGCAACCATTTTATCCAGTAGTTGTATAGGTGATATAATACTATTGCCAAGAGTAGTGAAAGAGGTGTTCTTTTTAAGAACCTTTTTTATTGACTTCTCCTTATACTCTTGAACCTCAGCTTTTATCTTTGCCGATACTTCTGATAGCTTGCCTTTGTAGTAATAACCATTTTCGGTTTCAATCTTGTCCATTATTCTCTCCTTTGTTTTATTTCTTTCCTTTGTGTAAATTACTTTTGATTCGTGTCATTGTCAATTTGATTAGTGTATTTAAAATCTTCATAGGATTCAAAGCTAACAAAAGGTACATTTTCTTTGTCATTAAAATCCTCATAACCTAACTCAAAGTTTAATACATAATCATCATCAGATTGCCATTGACCAGTTCTGTAACAAGTAATAATACCTAACTGTAAACCACCCTCAATTTTAACATAAATACTAAAGGTATCTGCTTGGTCTTTTTTACGGTTTAAATACTCGCTAATAATATCACGGCTATCTCTATTCCTATATAATGTTTGATAATAAAAAGGGTAAAGACGAGAAAACATTTGGCAAAAATCTTCGCCTTTTATCCAGTTTTTAATAGCACCATAAAATTTTGATTGGTTAAATATTAATTCCAACTCAACCATTTTTTCAATAGCATCACACATATTTTTATATTTAATTTTATTCATTATTTTACTCCTTCAATTAACATAGTTTTTTCAGCATCATCATTGCCATGAACCAACTCCCAGATAATTTCTTCTAGGTGGTCTGGCTCGTTTAGTGTTGAAAATAATTTATTAAAATCTTCCTTATCGTCAAAATGGTTAACGCCAAGAGAATTGCTATAAGAAAAACCATCAAGCCTTAGCTTGTCATCACCTTGATAATCAACTTGAAAAGCTATCTCCTTATTAACCAAAACCCAGCAAGTAAAACCCTCGGTAAAACCATCTCTAACATCATGTAAGTTGACATTATTAACTGTTACCTCGATAGGGTCTTTTCCTTTGTAGCTGTAACTTTTATATGTATTCATAATATTCTCCTTTATGTTTAGACTTGATTGTCTAGGACTAGGGTAAATTGATACCCTAGTTTCGGTTACTAAAACCTCATCAGCTAGACTCGTTATTTTTTATCTCCCTTATTATTAACTTCTTAACTTCACTAGGAAATTCCATTAAATCATAAACACAATATTTTGATTGGGTTTCTTTTATGCCGTAAGATAATAATTTTTTTCCTATACTATCAAAACATTCTTTAGGCATAAATTCCCAAAGTATTTCCAATTCTTTTTCTATATTATCAACCATTATTTCTCTCCTTTAAATTTAATAAACATAGGGTCGTTAATCTCTTTTATAGATTCAACCATTTCGTAATAATCGTGGGTTAATTGTTCGGGTTTATCGTGGTATTCCCTTTCAATAATTTCCCAATCATCGCCTATTATATAAACTCCATTATCGCCATTGTTAAGGTCTTGCCCACTATATGAACCAATACCAACGCTAAGAGTACCACCAAAATAATTGCCGAACATCTGAGCCAATCTGGCGATTCCATAATGTGATTCACAATCAATTCCATATTGTCTGGCAACATCTAACATGGGTTTTACCGTGTCATATCCACCATTCCAATGTAAGTAAATTGAGGGCCAATCGTCTTTAGCAAGATATTTATCCTTAATAGTTATTATTGCTCTATTACCCATTTTAAAAATCCTCCTTTGTAAGTGATTTATAAAATTCTGCCTTGTTGTCGAATTGCTCTAATGTTGGTAAAGCCATCCAGTATGCTAATACTGAAACTCCAGTAAACATTAGACTTATTATTAAACTTATGAAAATTGCATCATTCATAATATTCTCCTTTATGTTGTTATAGACTTTATTGCCTAAGACTAGGTCAGTTAAGACCTAGTTTCGGATATTAAATCCTCGTCAGTTAGGCTGACTGTTTTACCTCCTCTTGTTGTTGTTCTGCTAGGCATGAATTATCCATGATAAATTCACAGGCTTTTGATGCTTTGCTGATAGCCTTGACAATGTATCGGCTGTCCTCTTGATACCTTTTATTCCAGCTTTTAATATAACTAGCGTGGTTCATTGGAGGACTGACTGCCAAGCCTGTATGGGCTGACATAAACACGGCCGTAAATTCTGCTATTAACTCCTCGAAGGCATAGTCATCATCGCCGAACATATTGGATATGTTTCTTTTAAGTCTTGAGTCATGACCTGTACTGTGGCCAATCTCATGTAATAGCGTGGATTTATAACTATGTTCTGCCGTGACGCCATTGTCAAAGAATGAGGACTTTTTAGGCATACCGATAAAGTCTTGGCTAGGGCTGTAATATGCACTATTGCCACCTTCTTTTACCTGTATGTCCTGACTTGTAAGATATGAGTCTATAACCTTCTGGGTTAAGTCCATGGTGAAGTTAACCTCGGCAGGTCTTTTGAGTTTATAAGGTTCACAATTACTTGCCAACTTACCTTGCTCATTTTGAACCTGATGGGCATTAAAAACACCGTAAACTTTATACAACCAAAATTTAGGTCTTTGTTTGGTCTTGCCGTCTTTATCCACATAATCCTCTAATATTGGTGATGAAAAGATTATTGCGGTAGATGATTCACCTTTCTTAACTGAAAAGCCTTTGGACTTCCAATTCTTGAAAGTACCCCAATAATCGGACTTGTAACCCATATCATATTTAACCCAAGGTAATATTAGTGAGTTATATCCTCTGTAAGGTTTGCCGTCTTGGTTCATCGAGGAACTGGTTGCCCAATTCTTAGACCAATGATTTGAGCCTGATTGGTTCATCATATCTAAAATATTGGCTGACATTGTAGCCTCAATTTCTTTTTTGACTGCTGAACCTTTAAGACCTTTGATATTTAATTTTTTCATAATGTACTCCTTTAAAGTTGTTAATAAAATTAAATGTTGGATATTTAATTACCATAGTAATAAAACCTTGTCAACATCATTTTTTACAAATTTACAAAATAAATTAAATTAGTTGTTGATAACTTGTGAATAACTTTTCAGATTGCATTAGTAAAAAAGGTAAATGCAACATTTATTTTACTGATTGCATTATTGCAAATCATCACAAGCGTTTCTATTTATTCAATTAAATCAATAACTTAAACGATTGCAAGATTGCATTCAATAACTTTTATACTTTTAAACGCTCTTAAGGATTGCATGATTGCAAGTCTATTTGTGCCTATATAGGCACAATAGATGCAACCTGCTATTAGAGTCATTAATTGAATCTTTTATTAAATAAGATTATATTATGAATCTAATTAATTACATGAGGACGAATCAAAATGGCAGGACAACCGATAACAAAAAAGGCATTAAATCATTTAAAGGAAATAGGACTTGAGTCTTTAGATGCTAGGCTATTAGAAGCATTGGCGGAAGGTTATTCATTCAATCAAATTATTAAAGGGAAATGCCCTTTACTTCCTGACTTTACCAGACCAAATAAGAATAGTTTAACTTGGTCCGTATTTTATAAATATTTGGACTTACCTCGTAATTCTTTTAAAGGGGACTTTAAAGGAGAAGTTATGCGGGTGAGAGAGGTGGCACAAAAGGAGATGGCACACAAAACAATGGAAGAGGCTATAGAGATAGCAGACGGCGTGGACTTGGATAGCGATTCAATAAACAAAGCCAAACTCCAGATAGATACTAGGAAATGGAAAGCTGGTTCTTATAATTCACAATTCAAGGCTGGTGGTGGCAATGATGTAAAGGTTAATATATCGACTCAAGATTTACACCTTGAGGCATTAAAGATTAATAAATGATTGTCTATTTGCTACAGCAAACTTACAAGAATAAATAAAAGTCAATTAATTCAATAACTTAACCTTTGTTTAAAATCAGCGAAAAAGCCCCCCCTTCGTTTAAGTGATAGTGCATGATATAGCTTAGATACTCACACACTAACTTGAATATATTCCTTATATTAGAGAGACCCCTCTCTTTACCACAAGTATTCAATAACTTCTTTGCGAAAAATTTTCAGAATCATTATAATAAACAATAGAAACGCTATATATGTAGTGTCAGAATAAGGAATCCTACATGGTTACGAGATATGATGCTCAACATGATGTTCAGGAATTATTGAACAGAAACGAACCTAAGAAAGAAACCAAAAAGACTAAAGTTTCAAAAAAAAGAGAAAAAAACAAATGAAGTATGACGAAACTTACGAAGCCCAAGATGTAGGTGATATGTCAGGCGAGGCTACTGGAGAGTTTAACAATGAAGGACCGTCAGAAGAAGAACTACAAGGCATTGTGGGCTCTGCTCTTGATGACGCTGTTGATTTCATTGACAACACAATTTCACCATTACGGGCTACGAGCATTGACTACTATCAGGGTAAACCATTCGGAAACGAAGAAGATGGGCGAAGCCAAGTTATCTCACTTGATGTTCACGACACAATCGCAGACATACTACCTAGTATTATGCGAATATTCTTCTCAAGCGAAAATGTAGTTGAGTTTGTACCTTTTGGTAAAGAAGATATTAAACTAGCTGAACAGGCTACAGATTACATAAACAGAATTGTATTACAACAAGACAACGATGGTTTCCCAATTTTCTATAATGCTTTTAAAGATGCGTTGTTATGTAAGAACGGAATTTTAAAATATTATTGGGACACAACTTATCATGCTGAGTATTACGAATATTCACGAATAAGCGACAACGAACTTGCAGTATTAGAAGCAGATGACGAAGTAGAAGTAACAGAAGTTGTATCATATCCTGACCCTGCGTTTCCAAAAGCTGAAGCAGTTGTTGAAACAGAAGAACAAATCGAAGAAGTTGTACCTGAGTTAATGCAACAAAGCATGATGACACCACAATTACATGATGTGAAAGTTACAAGAAAGAAAGAACATGGTTGCGTAAGAGTTGAATCAGTTCCACCAGAAGAATTTTTGATTGATAGAGATGCTACTTCAATGAAAGATGCTTATTGTATTGCTCACAGAAGATACTTAACTGTTTCTGATTTAGTGGAAATGGGATATGATTATGACGAAGTTCAGAAGTTTGCTACACCTTATGAAACACAATTAGACGATAACGCAGAATATCAAGCAAGAAACACTTACTCAGATGCAGGTATTAATCCTGTAGAAGATGACGCTAACTTAAAAGTTCAATATGTCGAAGCGTATATGAAGATAGATATGACAGGCGATGGCATAGCAGAACTAAGAAGATTATGTTGCGTAGGTGATAATTACGAAATTAAAAAGAATTTAAAATGCGACCAGATACCTTTCGTATCTTTCTGCCCTGACCCTGAGCCACACACTTTCTTTGGACTAAGTATTGCAGATATAACTGAAGATATACAAAAAGTGAAATCAATGGTTATGCGTTCTATGTTAGATAGTCTTGCATTAAGTGTTCACCCTAGAGTTGCAGTTGTTGAAGGACAAGCAAACATAGAAGATGTTATGAATACAGAAGTTGGTGGTATTATTCGTCAACGAAATGCAGGTGCAGTACAACCTTTTAATATGCCATTTGTTGGTAAAGATTGTTTTCCTATGTTGAATTACTTAGATGAAGTAAAAGAAAACAGAACTGGAATTTCTAAAGCATCAATGGGCTTAGACCCTGATGCGTTACAATCTGCTACAGCTTCAGCCGTTCAAGCAACTGTTCAAGGCGGACAACAACATATAGAATTAATAGCTAGAATATTTGCTGAAACAGGAATGAAACCTTTATTCAAAGGCATTTACGAATTACTTGCTAGACACCAAGATAAAGAAAGAACAGTTAGATTACGCAATGAATGGATTCCTATTGACCCTAGAGTTTGGCAAACAGGAATGGATTGCGTAGTTAATGTAGGTCTAGGTAATGGAACTGCACAGGAGCGTATGCAATATCTAGGTCAAATAGCGTCAAAACAAGAACAGATACTTCAAACATTAGGTGCTTCTAATCCTTTAGTTGAAATGACACAGTACAGAAATACTATGGCAAAAATGGTAGAACTTGCTGGATTTAAAGATGCGTCTATGTTCTTTAAAGAAGTTCCTGAAATGACACCTGAACAAAGACAAGCTATGCAACAAAAGAAACCTGATGTTTCAGAACAGTTAATTCAAGTACAAATTCAAGAAATTAAAGCTAATATGATGAAAGCTAACGCAAAAATACAGTTAGAAACTGAAGAAATGAAGCGTAGAGATGATTTAGACAGAGATAAATTAGATGCTGAAATTATGTTAAAGGCCGCAGAAATTGAGGCAAAATATGGAACTCAAGTTGAAACTACTGTTATTAGAGCATTAGTTGAAAGAGATAGAGAACAAATGAAAGCACAAACAAAATTAGTTAGCGATATGGCAAGAGTTAGACAATGAGTAACAATGGCCATATAGACGATTTAATAATTTTCGGAAAAAATGCAAAACGCATTTTAGACGATACTACTTTTCAAGCAGTCATGGAAAGTGTTAAGCAAGATGTCCATGTTTCATGGTCTCAAACTTCACCTCATG